CAGACAATCCATCTGATCCATGCTCAAAGTTACCAATTTCCATGGTATTTGAAAAAATAGTATGAGGTTTCCAATGCCTCAGATAATGAATAGCTGTTGTATGATCGCGATTCAGATAGTGGGCTAATTCCGTGAGGGTAAAGTGATAGGTTGCCCTGGACATCCGCACGAAGTCAACTCTTGCGGATACAAATTTCGACTTTCTGCACTTTCCTCTCAATTCAGTGATGGTTATCTTATGCTTGTTACATATCATTATTGCCAGATCATCTAATTCCGGTCTCACTTCAACTGGTGCGCTGTTTGGTGATACATATCTAATAACGTTCTTGATGACAACTATCGGCTTCTCTACTTCTATCGTTCTGAAATCTAATGATCTTACCCACATTTCCAATTTTCGCTTTACGGTTTTATCCCATTTGATATCGGTGAAGTACGCCTCTAACCTTGCGATGAATTCTTGTGTAGTCATTATATTGGATTTAATTTTTCTCCCGTTGTTGGATTTCCGTAAACTTTGATATCTCGCATATCTATTACCCTTAACTCTCCTGAATTATATAACCTTACAATGAATGATGGGTTACTATGGATGGAACCAGCGAATAGAAACAGCACTACTCCGTAACCAAGGGGTGTTTCAACATCAAACTGATCCGTGATCTCATGGATGGTTTGCATATTTCATGTTGTTGTGTACTTTCTACAAAATCATCTTTTATGTGGTTTATTATCAACATCGTCAAACTATACCCTTACTTTTTAGCAACTTTTGTCAGCTTACAAGCTTACTTTGGAATATTTATCAATTGCTTGGAATATCTCATAAACCACTTGCGGGACTACTGCGTTACCATATCCTTTTATGGATTCTTGTCGGTGCTTTGAAACGGTAATTCCGTCCAATTTGGGGGAAACCCCATCATCCACGCATAAAATTGGCGGTTCACCGATCCAGGGACCGGACCTACTAATCTGTATAGATTTTCCGTAAGGCATCCACTTGACCGGTGATGCCTTCGCTGCCAAATGGGAAAAGAAAGTTTCTGTCTTAAACAATCTGATGCTATTGGGGTAAGCAACCAAATACACCCTTGCACGGTGGTGGGGCGCACCAATGTCTGACGCACGACAAACTCTCCATTCTGCATTATACCCCATTGAGGATAATTCGGTGAGTATTGCACTAAAGTCTTCTCCTCCGTTAGTTTTAAGAATATTTGAAACATTTTCGGCAACAACATATTTGGGTCGTATTTCTCTAATGGCTCTGCACATTTCGTAAAACAATCCAGTTCGTTCGCCTCGCAAGCCCTTTTGTCCTTTTCCAAATGATTTGGCATAGCTTGCGTCTTGACAAGGGAATCCTCCGGATAGGACGTCAATTGTTCCTCTGTGAATAGTGAAATCTGTTTTAGTAATGTCATCATAACTTATTGCATTAGGCCAGTAGTAATTCAAAACCCTTTTACCAAACTCGTTCCACTCGCAATGGAAGATGTTTTCCCACCCCATCCACTCAGCGGCTAAATCAAATCCTCCTATACCGGAAAAAAGTGAGCCGTGTTTCATAAGAGGTGTTTAGGTCGGTTACAATGCTGTTCTAACTCAGGTATTGCAACAGCACAAAGTTTCTATTATTTACCATGTTTCATAAGTTGTATTTCTCAATAATCGCATTAAGCTCTTCCCGCGACCACTTCTTCACCCGATTATTCTTGGCTATCTTCTCCAGCTCCTTTACCGCCTTCTCCCCTATTTTGTCAACTAATCCTATCCGGTACATGGCCTGATTCCCGTGCAGGAAAAGATTGCATCCTGGACACTGAAGGTTGACATTCCATTCATTGAACCTTAATGCCGAAAACCCTTTAACGGGGAAGTAATGCCCCGCCTGATTACCGGGCCGGCCACAGCTGATACATTGCAATCCTTCATCACGGCATCTGATGTAAGCATTAAATACCTTTTCGGTTTTCTTTAGAAGCTTTGGTAAGGATGTTATTCCCATAGATAGGTTGGATTCGTTCAATAATTTCAGCGTTTAAATATTTCAAATGCTCGTGCCTCATGTCCTTGCAGAATATACCATTATTCACATTAGTGATGCCATGCATGATAGTTGTATGGTCCCGCCGGAAAATCAGACCTATCTCACTTAAAGTGAGGTTGAACCTGTTTCTTAAGATGAAGAAACATATGTGTCTTGCCATCACCAGGTTGTGAGTTCGCTTGGAGCTTATTATGCCCTCTTTTTCCACCCCAAAATATTCGCACACGATATCTAAAACTTGATCTACTATCTGAGGTATATTGCTGGGCTTTTTCAAAGTATCATTGACCTTGATAAATGTCTCTTTTACTACCACCTCAGGCTTGATCCAAGTTTCGCATATACTTGCAACTTTATTTATTACATCCTGAGTCCAGTCTACATCCACTAAGTATGATTTCAAATCCCTGACAATGTTGTGTATCATTTAGAAATAGTTTTTTTCGGTTCCTGGGTTCATTGAACTGCTGGCATATACGTACTGACGGGTCATGGTGTCGTAATTGAACGATACAAACCCAATTTTACCCAGCCAGCTTTGCTTGACTTTTTGAACATACACATCGGCTACATTGGTCTCTGTATCCCGATAAACCGTAAAGCCATTATGTGTTTTGTTGTAGAAATTCGCCGATCCAGAAATGCTGTAAAGAGTAGGAACGTCATACTTTTTTCCGTTTTTCATCATCTTGGTCGTGTGAGCTAGCAGGAATACATGCACCTGATACCTTCGCGCCCATTTGATCATTTTCGTATAAACCTGACTGACATACTCGGTCTCACTGTTGCCAGCCGGACGGGTATGCTCGATCCAGTTCCAGGGATTCAAATACAGAACCTTGATGCCTCTCTTCTTGACCAAGCCCGTGGCCACTGATAGAAGGGAGTCCATGTCTGTATCTATCTCGTCGGGGTTAATTATTGAGAAATACTGATCGATATACCCTATACCCTGATGATATTCATCCATTGAAATACGGTGGATCGGATCTTTTCGGAAGGCGAAGGCCTTGCCCATCAGCTTCTCAATCAGTTTGGAGGCGGTTTCTTCAGGAGATTCCTCAAACCCACAAATTCCGATGGTCCAACCTTCCTTCTTGGCCAAATTGGCCATGACCCAGTTCATGAACTCATCCTTCCCATGACCTGGTATTCCGGTAACGGTGGTAATCTGACCTGGCGCGAAAGTCAGCAATTCGTCAAATCCGGGGATATGCGCTCTGCCGCCTTTAGGATACCCATTATAGAACCATTCGTCAAGTGAGGGTATCATAGCCTCCGTTGTAATTATGCCCGGCAAGGGCCATTCCCGTGCGTCTGAGAGCATTTCTTGAATACGGGTGGTTCCAAACCTCACCAAAACGTCATTTGCGTCCTTGCAGTCCCCCGGATAGACGATAGTCCAACACTTTTCATACCCTATCCTTCTGGCCAGCTCTTCTCTTAGTGAATTACCCGCCTCGTCGTTATCTACCGCCAATACCACCTTTTCCATCTCTTCAAAATACTCCCAGCAGTTATCCAGGTACTCAAGCTTCTGGTTTCCCTTACTCGCCCCATTGGGTACCGAAACAACTGATGTGAACCCAGCCTCGTAGAAACTCATGCAGTCAATCTCCCCCTCAGTGATGATGCACTGCTTTTCGTCTTCAATCGAATCGAGGTTGTAGAAAATCAACTCGGCACCAGCTACCATCTTGAAGGTCTTATTGGGTCCCCGAAACTTGACGTTGACCAAAACATTACTTCGATAGTAGTTGAAACAGATGACCGAAGTCTCTTTTTCCAGCTGTGGCATCCACTCCTTGGCCTCGGATATCTTGAACCGCAGAAGTGTGTTATTGCTTATTTTCCTCTCATTTTCGAAGAAGGCAAGTGCCTTGGCGTTAATCTTTTCAAGACGCTCTGGAGGTTTGGTGTACACCTTTTTGGGCCTCTCCCTCTCCGCAGCGCAACCCTTAAAGCCGCAGTTGTGGCAGTGGAATAACCCCGTTTTCAGATCAACGGAAAGCGGTTTGTCGGTTTTGTTCTTTCTGGACGCCGAGCATTGAGGGCATTGCATTTTGCCACCCCTGAGTTTTGATACATCGATATTGTGGTTTTGCCAGTTCATATAACCATCTTTTTTACGGGTGTAATTTCCCTGCCTATATTCGTTACCCATGTGTTGACCAATGGCCCGGCTCTGTTGGGGTGGATGTTGGGGTATTTGTTTCTAAACTTGCCAACCTCTTGTTTCAATTCGCAATCAGGTATATGGCTGCCGGCCGCTCTTCTCATCATTTGAAAAAATATGTTGTCGGCGTTCCCTTCTATTCTATTCTTCTTCTCTTCTACTTCAGCCGGGAAATCGTTAACGACTTCCGGGAACTCGTTAACGACTTCCGGGAACTCGTTAACGA